TTCTTTCATAAAAAAAACTGTGTTAGCAAAGTTAATACTTTATTCCTTGCTGACACAGTTTAATTTACATCCTCCTTATTTCAAGTAACGCCTGAAATCTTTATAGTTCTTTTTTAGTACCTCGTATAGCCCGCTTTCCGGATAGAGCAGTTTACCCCCGACAGAGGTAATTGAGGTATAAGGTATTGCCTTTTCATCCCGTAGTGTTTGTAATGTACGCTTGGAAACATGAAGCATCCGGCATACCTCATCTCCACTCAGATAATGTTCGTCTGCAATCGTCGGACGTATCCGTGCCGCAGCAGCCTCCAGATTTTTTCCTGTCCGTTTGATCCATCCGGTAAGTTCCTTGAACTCTTCCGAATCTTTAGTGATAATGTCTGCCATACTCTTTATTTTCTTTTTTTGATTAGTCCTTCCTCCAGAATTTGCTGGATGTCCACTTCTTTATAAAAGAATTTTCCACCGATATTAGAATAAGGAATCAGCCCGTTATCCCGGTAAGTCTGCAGTGCCCTTTTGGAAATATTGAGAGCCAGGCACACATCCTGCGCATCCAGTCACTTGTCCGGTGTTACGGGGGCTATTTTCTTTTGAAAGTCCATCATTTGCACGGACAGCATACTTAGTTGTTTCTTCAAGTCCTGATAAGCACTTGTTTCGATAATTGTCAGTTCCATGATTTATAAATTAAATTGTGAATAATGAAATTGGGTGCAAGATAAAGGGAATATTACTATAAATCAATCGTTTAGTTTCCAGTGTCGTTAATAGTCATTAATAGTCATTTTTTGTCAGCGTAGCTTTTCTTATACTTTTTATTTAACGGGGGAGTCGTGAAATCCGACATCCCTTATACAAATGGTAACTCTTTCATCTTTTTTCCTTTTTTGCCCTGCCACATTTCTTTATGATATGGATTTCTTCGGAGAAATCAGAAATATGAGTATCTTTGGAACGAAATATAGATTTAAATGGCAGGCAATAGCCTTCCAATTAGATATAGACATAACATTCGCAGAATGTCTCAAGACGGAAATCTGGTAAATTTCAATGAATAGAGGCTTTTTGTGTATTGCTTATGCTATGCTTTGTCATAGCGTGGCTTACACAGCTACTATTCATAGGTTTACCAGAACCTCCGTCTTGGAGTTGGGTAAGGCCACGCTTTCTCAAATACTTCTGCCGAATAATATTTATAGGTTAAATATTATACTTATGGCAAAACTCCAATTACTTGCAATCACTACTCTTGACGGATACCTCTTCGACAGGACTGTTTCTTCCCCTTTGTGGGATAATCCGAACAAATATGGCCTCACCAAAATACGGGAACGTGCTACACAGACTCTCGGGCCGGATGTATCTTTCATCTCATTGACACAATGGAAAAAGAAAAATGAAGGTATTTATTTCATAGAAGCGGCTCCGGATACAATTTCCGTTATAAGCAGCATGTTCAGATACTGGTTGGTGGATGAAATCATCCTTTTTGTCGCACCGTATATCCAAGGGGACGGCATACGTCTGTTTACAGAAATTCCCGGTCCTTCCTCATGGGAAATGACCGGGAACAAATGTTTCAGATCCGGTATTTGCAGGCTGGCCTACAAACGGATTGAATAACCTGCAATTATCTTCTTATCCTGACTGACTTGGTTTAGACAGGCATCTTATATTTCTCCCAATATTTTCTTGCCTTGTCCGGTCCTATCCAGTTCCGTTGGTCATCGATTCCCCTGTCCGAGAGTTGTTTCCTGACCAGCTTCTGGATATCAATCTCCCCTTTGGCTATCTTGATCAGCAGTTCGGAAGCAATCGTATTCAGCATTAAGTCCGGATTCAGTTCATCCGGTATCTCTTCCATTTCTTTTTTCATAAGTCGCTTCTTTATTTTTTAGGTTTATTATCCTTGAAAGTCATCTCAATCCTGTAATTGTCATCCAGCTCGAGTGATGCCTCATACTTCTTTCCTTTCTTGCTGGTAAACTTCAGATATCCGGTACGTTTCCCCGATAGCAGCAGGAGCATCTGATTATCCGTCAGTTCCCTGCCGTTGAACGTTCTAAATAACAGGAACCCACAATTGGGATCGCTGCATTTGGCGACCTTGTTAAAGACGATAATCGTTTCTGCTCCGCATTTGGGGCAGTTACAATGTGGCAAGTCCGGATGGTTAAGTTTCAGGGCAAGCAGTTCCGAGGTGATTTGTTGGGTATAGGAATTGATGCTCTGAGTAAATGTTTCCGTGGAAACTTTGCCGGTTTCGATTTCATGCAAGGCGCATTCCCACCCTCCGGTCATGCTCACGTTGGCGATCATCTTCTCTTTTACAATATCATATACTTCCAGTCCTTTGGGAGTGGGAATCAGTGACCGTCCGTTTCTTTCCACGTAGTGTCTGGCAATGAGCAGTTCGATGATTCCGGCACGTGTAGCCGGTGTACCCAAGCCGGAATCCTCCATTGCCTCTTTTTCCTTTTCATCGTCCAATGTTCTGCCACAACCTTCCATCGCAGCAAGCAGGCTTGCCTCAGTGAATATGGGCTGCGGTTTGGTTTTCTTGACCAATGTATCAATACCGAGCACGGGCAATATTTCGTCTTCCTGAAATTCGGGCAGAAGACTTCCTTCTTCTTTCTCACTGGGTTCGTTATAGATGCCTCTCCACCCCGGAACTTTGATTTGGCTTCCTTTTATCCCGAAAAGAACGCCGTTACAGTCCGCTTGTACGGATACCGTTTCTTTCAGGCATTTGCCGGAGAAAGCCTCCAACATGCGTCCCGCGATCATGGAATAGATATTCTGCTCGTCAAGGGAAAGCCTCTGGGGATAGTTCTCCGTAATGATTAACGCATGATGGTCCGTCATCTTGCTATCGTCCACACAGTGCCGGTTTAAAGGCTGGTTACAGAGGTTTTCCGCATGCCATGTGAAACGGGGATGTTGCTTAAGCAGGCCGATGAGGGAAGGGACTTGTTCGAAGATGTCTTCTGTGATATAGCTACATCCGGTACGGGGATACGAAATGTAGCCTCCTTCATATAATTTTTGAGCAATGTTCAGCGTCTGTTCTGCGGTCAGTCCGAGTTTGGTATTGGCACTTCGTTGCAGGGCGGTCAGGTCATAAAGTAGCGGAGCTTCTTCTGGAACCTCTTTCTTCTCCACTTGCACCACTTTGGCTGTCGTCTCTTCATATAAGGGGGAAGAAACGATGCGTGTCAAAGTTTGGTCGGTCTGAAAATATCTGATTGCTTTGGTTTTCAAAGCGTTAGAACGGGGTAGGAGTGAGCTGGGTGGAAAAACGAAGCGTTTACATCGCTTTACATCGAGCTTACATTTGAACCTTGTTTGAACGCCGTTCAAATGAATCTCTTTACATTAGGAGTGGAGTAGGGGAGAATTCAGGCAGTATGGTATTATTTCACTCCGATGCTTTGCCCAGGCCATACTTCCATATACAAAGATAACCAAATGGTGTGATTTATGCAAGTGGAGTAGGGGAGCGCTTCGCTTCTCTCCTATTTTTATTTATTGAAATTATTCCATATAGCTGATATTTGGTATATTTGCAGTGAAATAAATACTATATATCATGAGTAAAGTTATCCATGTACATTTGATTTTTGAGAAAAAGAACATCTACTTTGGTAGTATATCGGCCATTTTTGAAACTCTGACGGAGAAACAGGTCGGAATCACTAAGAGTAGTCTTTTACATGCTGGACTGGTTGATGACATTGCCAAATACACGAAACGTGCAATGATTATTCAGTCTCGCTTGATAACATGTACCAGAAAGGGATAAAATGCCTTAGAACGCAATTAAAAGCCGCAAAAGCGGCTTTTTTTGCCCTTATAAGTGTCAAACTATGATGGAAGGCTGTATTTATCCGTTTGAACGCTTTGAACGTCTTAAAAAGTGGAAAGGTTATTCACTTGCTTATTCATTTGGTTATTCATTTAAGCTATTACAAAAACGAAATGTTTTGATTGCTTATTCATTTGGTTATTCATTTTTGTGCCTATTTTGTTCTAATAAAACGGGGAAATATCTTTTTTTTATTTGGTATTCATCGGTTTTTATAATATTGTAGGGGGTAAATTGTATATAGATAATATTTATTTACTCCCCTGTATTTTTATATATTCTGCTGTAAAATAGTGATTTAACTGTTTTTACCTCCCTTTCCCCATAAAACACGTTTTAGATGGCATTGGCAACCGTAGAATCGCTTGCATCCGAAACACGCCCCGACTTGTCCTGTTTAAGTTGTGTAATTGTCTGTTTGAGCATCCCTATTTCCTCTGCCATTTCTCGAATGGTGGAGTCTTTTTCCCTTAAAACATCCAGAAGCTCCCTAAAATTATTGTTAGCTGTTTCTGGAGGAGCTGTTTCCGTTACTACTGGTGTAATTTTTTCGGCTTCTATATCTTTTAAAAGAAAGTCGTCGATTGATATTCTAAAAAACTTAGATATTTCACATAACAAACTCAATTTAGGTTCTGTATTACCCAGTTCATAGTTTGACATTGTACCTTTTTTGATGCCCAGAAACTCAAATTCATCTAATTTAAGTCCCCTACTCTCCCTTAAATATCTAAGATTCTTAGAAAAAACGCTCATAAATCTAAATTATTTGGATTAATACTTTGTTGTCTAAGAAACTTAGACTATATTTGCCACGTGATTAAAGTTTAAACACGCCCCAAAGCTACAAAAAAGGCTTGAGGTAACAATGAGAATTTAAAAAGAAGCAAAATGGAAGTAAAATTTAAAAAGGGACAAAGTGTGAGAATCACCAAGAGAAATGGTGAGATCATTGATGGTATAGTTCGTGACTGGGATTATAACATTTGTACGTTCGTGCGGGAATATAATATCGATTATATGAAAAATGGTCAGGTTTGGACTGTAATATGTGTTCCGGAGGATGCGATAAAGGAGCTTTAATAATTTTCTCGGGCAGTTAGTTCAGCTGGTAGAACAAACTAAACTCCTATAGTGGAGAGGTTATGGTCCGCGGTTCGAATCCGCGACTGCCCACTACGATAATTTAAATATTAGATAGTATGAAAGAACGAATAGTTGTAGAATACGGTGAGGTGAATAAAATTGCCGAACTGATGGGCTGTACAAACGTGATGGTGAGTCATGCGCTTGCCTTCCGTAAGAACAGCAAACTGGCCCGTTCCATTCGTAAGCTCGCCATTGAGCGCGGTGGATCCAAAGTAGGTGGTAATCCTCAAAATACAAGTAGCCATGAAAAATGATTTGATGACATTGTTCAGCGACCAGCTGCACTGGTTTGCTCGTCTGAAACGAAAACAGCGCTTTTGCGTGCTTTACTTCTGTATGAGTTTCGGGATCCTGCTCTCTATTTTTTTTATTAATCCGCTGCTGGAACTTCTCGTAGTGTTGAATTTCGGGATCTCCGTGCGGCTGCTGAAGAAGCATGTCCCTTTGAATGATTTAGAGGATTGATAATCAAGCTGGGAGATGGAATACTTTGATAATATATTGTGTGTAACTTACAAAGAGTTGCTGGATATAATGCCCAAAGGCACTTTGAATAGCCAGCTGTCCCGAGAAAAACTGGATGTCGTTTCCCGTGGCGGTGGTGAAAATAATCCGGCTCTGTATGCCTATTCCTCCCTTCCCGAGAAATACAAGAAACGTTGGGTTGAGCGTCATGGCGAACCCGAGAAACAAATGAGACAGGAAATGATCCGTAACATAGTGAAGAAAGACGAGAAGGCCGAGAACTTTTTCGAGGATTACCGTTACGACAAGAACGGTGAGATGGTCGCTCTTCCCGAGGATGTGAAGAAGGAATACACCTGGAACGCTTCGGTGCTGAACGCGCTGATGGAAGAGTTCAAACGCTTGAGTTCATCCAATAACAAGCTGACTGGTTTCCGCCGTAACCTTTGGGAACTTCTGCTTGTCACGAGTGAGGAATGGCGTCCGGTGTACGGGCACAGTCTTCCGGGCAGTGTGGGGCGTTTGAAAGCCCTGATAAACAAGTTCCGTCCCGACAACTACGGTGTGCTTGTGAGCGGTAAATACGGCAACAGCAACACGCTGAAGATCGAGGAGGACGGCGGGCGTTACCTTGTTGCATTGAAACGCAGCCGCGTTCCGGTTTATACTGACATGGAGATCTTCGAGGAGTACAACCGTGTCGCTCCGGAACGTGGCTGGAAGCCCCTGAAGAGTCCCCGCAGCCTCCGCGAATGGTTCAACAGCCCGCGTGTCGAACCTCTGTGGTACGATGCCGTTTATGGGGAAATGAAGGCACACCAGCGTTATGACCGCAAGCACCGGACCATCCTTCCGGGCCGTCGTGACAGCCTCTGGTATGGCGACGGCACGAAGCTGAACCTCTACTATCGTGACGAGAACGGAAACAAGTGCACTACAAGCGTGTACGAGGTGGTGGATGCCTATAGTGAAGTCCTGCTCGGTTATTACATCAGCGACAACGAGGACTATATCGCCCAGTACCATGCTTTCCGCATGGCTATCCAGACGAGCCGGCACAAACCCTACGAGATCGTGTGCGACAACCAGGGCGGTCATAAGAAGAACGCGGCGCTGGGCCTTTTCTCGAAGATCAGCCGTATCCACCGCCCGACAGCTCCGTATAATGGCGAATCTAAGACGATTGAGAACATTTTCTACCGCTTCCAGAGCCAGGTATTGAAGAAATGTTTCGGTTTCACCGGGCAGAATATTACGGCAAAGAGAGATACAAGCCGTCCGAATTTGGAATTCATCAACGCGAACATCGACTCCCTCCCCACATTGGAGGAATTGAAGGAACAGTATGCCGCCGCCCGTGAGCAGTGGAATTCAATGAAACACCCTGCCACCGGCATCTCCCGGATTGAGATGTACAATACCAGCGTGAACGAGGCTACCGATGCGGTAAGTGTGTCGGATATGGTGGAGATGTTCTGGTACACGACCGAGAAACCGTCGCTGTTCACCGCCAACGGTATCGAGATCACGGTACAGGGAAAGAAATACCCTTACGAGGTTTTCTCCGCTCCCGGTGAGCCTGATCTGGAATGGCGCCGACGTAACACCTACAAGAAGTTCTATGTCCAGTACGATCCTTATGACATGAGCAGCGTACGTCTGCTGTACAAGGATAAGGGCGGAGCGATGCGCTTTGAGTGTGTGGCTTCGTTCCCGCTGATGATCCACCGTGCCCAGCAGGAGCAGACGGAAGCCGAGAAACGTTTCATCCGCGCCCAGCAGGAGGCCGTCATCAACGAGCGTATAAACCGCCAGGTCGTTGCCAAGGACATCGAGTACGAACATGGTGTCGCACCGGAACAGAACGGTCTGCGTACCCCTGACCTGAAAGGTCTCGGAAAGGAGGCGCAACGCCAGATTGACCGTCGCACAAGAAAATACAGCCAGCCGGCCCGTCCTTCCATCGGCCGAGACATGAAAGTCATCAGCAACGTGACATGGGACAGCTTTGAGAAGAAGGAAGTGAGCATCCGCAAGGTGGTCGGGAAATTATAAGGAACAGATTTATAACAAGATAAAAAATATTGATTATGGAAATTACAATGAAAGAAAAGGACGCCATCAGTGAAAGCCTCCGGGCTTACGTGGCGAAATACCCGAGCCAGACGAAGGCTGCTGGCAGCCTGAAGGGGGTTAGTGTAGGTACTGTTAGCAATATCCTGAATGGCCGTTATGAGAATATCAGCGACGAGATGTTCCGTAATGTCGCCTCGCAGGTCGGTGGTGTAAGCGCTACCGGCTGGCAGATCGTGGAGACCGGTGCTTACCAGGAGATCACGGCTGTACTCTCCGACGCGCAGCGCTGGCGTAACGTCACCTGGGTGACCGGCGAGGCCGGCTGCGGCAAGAGCACCACCGCCCGTGTTTACCTTCAGGAGCACAGGGAGGTTTTCTATATCCTCTGCTCGGAGGACATGAAGAAGGGCGACTTTGTCCGCGAGATCGCCCGTACGGTCGGAATCCGGACCGAAGGGTATAATATCCGTGAGGTGTGGGGACTTATTTTGGATGACATCATCCAGATGGACGCGCCCCTGCTGGTGTTCGACGAGGCGGACAAGCTGACCGAACCGGTGTTCCACTACTTCATCAGCCTGTACAACAAACTGGAGGAGAAATGCGGCGTCGTGTTTTTGAGTACCGATTATATTGCCAAACGCATCAGCAATGGTCTGCGATACCAGAAGCCCGGCTACAAGGAGTTCTACAGCCGTATCGGACGGAAATTTTATGAGCTGGAGCCTACAGACGTGAACGACGTGTTCGCGATCTGTTCCGCCAACGGTGTGACTGACAAGAAAGACATCGATAAGGTGATAAAGGAGGCTTCGACATGTGACTTTGATTTGCGGCGTGTGAGGAAGTCCATTCACAAGGTGAAACGCATGGTGGGGGAATGACTCCCGTTCAAATACCGTTCAAACGTAATTTTAAGGATATGGAAAACAAATTTGAATACTTAAAGATCGACGGTCGCGAGCAGCTTCCTGCTCCCTGGAGCGATTACCCAGTCTTGAGGGAATACGAGACGGTGACCGTTTACCGGAATGGTCGCGACTACCTGGACGCCCTTGTGGGACAGCAGGACGGCTGGTGGGTTGCCGGCGTTCACATGGAGGTGGGCGGTTCCGGTGGCGGTTTCAACCCGGGACGTAAATGGGGACAGTTCTCCACCCGTGAGAATGCCCTTCTGTGGGCGCTCGGCAGGATGCTCTGCCACGAGAAACTGCGGGGTGCCGCACGGCAGGCCGTGCTTGATCAAATAGACAATATCCGACAACTAAAACTGTTCTGACCATGGAAGAAGAGAAAAAGGATAATAAAAAAGCGGGCATGAGACGTGCCTTGAATGTCAGGGACATTCTGAACAAGAAGTATGACGTATTCCCTTTTGAGGGGAAATGGAAGGATGCCTTCGACACTCCGGAAGTCCGGGGCTGCTGGTTCGTGTGGGGCAACAGTGGTAACGGCAAGACCTCTTTCGTGATGCAGCTCTGCAAGGAACTTTGCAAGTATGACCGTGTGGCGTTCAACTCCCTGGAGGAAGGAACTTCTCTGACAGTCCAAAATAACCTGCGGCGCTTTGGTATGGCCGAGGTAAGCCGCCATTTGGCGTTCATCAAGGAGGACATCCCCACCTTGAAGATCAGGCTCCGGCGTCATAAGAGTTTCAACATCGTGATCATTGACAGCTTCCAATACACACAGATGACGTATCGTGACTATATCCAGCTGAAGGAGGAGTTTCCGGACAAGCTGTTTGTTTTCATCAGCCATGCCCGCGGCAAGAATCCTAAAGGTGATGCGGCCACGAGCGTGATGTATGATGCCGACCTGAAGATATGGGTAGAGGGCTACGTCGCCTTCAGTAAGGGACGTTATCAGGGGGCCACTGGTGAATACACAATCTGGGAGAAGGGCGCCTATGACTATTGGAATGTGGCGGGACCGAAACAGAAAGGAGGCCAGGCATGAGCAGGATAAAGAAACAGCTGGAGATTTGTCCTCCCGCCTATATGTGTAAGGGGCCTAACCGTGAGAACTTCGTCAGTACCGGCCACAAGTGTGGTTACTGCAAGGGCAACGGCTGGTTCTGGGGAACGGAAGAGGGCAGCCGCGAGGACGTGCATGTGTCCTGCCCGGTGTGTGGCGGCAGCGGTGAGCTGGATGCGATTATAACAGTGGACTGGAAACCTTCAAGCAAGTGAGCCATGAGAAAGGAGTATTACAACTACGTTGTGAAGCTGCCCGTTCTGCTTCATGAACTGTTCCGCGGGAAGGTTGCCGACTATCATTTTTCCGACATGACGGTAGTGATGAACCACCTGGTGAAGTCCTACATCCGCATGACGGATGGTGGCAGGGTCTCCACGGCCACCCGGCGCATCCTCCTCTGCATGGACCGTATTCCGGACATGTCGTTCTTCTTCCGCCGTCAGGAGAAGTCGGTGCTGTTCTTCGAGATGGATCCGGCCGTTGCCGGCAGCCTGCAGCGTGCCATCATCGCCGGCGGTTGGGGCAACCGCCAGCGTCTTGCCGTCCGCCTGGTGTGCGCCTTCTGTTGCGGTGCCGGTGTGACGTTGAACAACCTTTCGATGGAGCTTGCCTCCGAAGAGGTGTTCCGCCGCCCGGAAGGCTACCTCATACATACCTACGTGAGCAACTACCAGTACGTGTTCCTGAAGGAGACGGCCGCCGCCCAGCGCATGAGCGTGGAGGGTATGCTGACGGCCGCCGCCGAACTGCTGGTGGGGACGGATGATGACGGTTCCGGTTACCATATCCCGGAGAACCTCGGTCGTATCGCTGACAGCGTGCTCGGAATAAAGGGCAGCACGCTGAAGGACTTCCGCCGGCAGCGTCTGGTGAACATCCGCACGAACACCATCGGCCCGGAGCGTATCGCCGTCTTCATGGAAAGGCACGGCATCGCCTCGGCCCGTGAGTTCCTGCGCCGCGTGGTCCTCTTCTTCCTGGAGGCGCGGTACCTGATTTACCGGGGGGAGGTGGAACTTGATGAGGACGATCTTCCCCAGGATGATGAGCCGGACTGGGAGGAGACGATGTTCGAGCAGTGCTCAAAAAGAGATTTCGCTATTTCAACATATAATTATTAACGTTTAAAATTTTACTGAAATGATTACAGAAAAACAGAAAGAGGCAGTATAGGAACTTTGCCGGTATGTGGAGAACTTTTGTAAGGAGAACGACCTTAGCGCCTTTATGAGCGTTACGGCCAGTGAGGACCATCCGGATGGTCTTGAACAGATGACCGGCTCGATCATCACCGGCAAGGGTGAGTATGTTGTCGGCGCCATTTCGGGGACTGTCAAGGCCGACAGCCGTGTTTATATGCTACTTTCCATGGCACTCATGCAGGCCTACACGAGAAAGACTGACATTAATACTATTCCGTTCGGTGAAAATTTGAATATGAACTGATGAATGTAGCATAAACAGCTATGAGTGAAAATAACAACAAGCAGAAACGTAAACGTGTCTGTCCGCATTGCGGCCGAAAGTTGTGGATGCGTGAGTTCTATCCGTTGAAGAATGGGGGACGGAGTTCCTGGTGTCATGAATGTGTGCTGGCGTACAAGCGTGAACAGTACCGCAAGCACCGGAAGGTTGCTGACGGTACTTTCATGCACCGGACACTGGGACGGCTCGTCGAGCATAAGGGATATTCCACCCGTATCTTTTGGAACGGTAATATGCTTTCCATCATGCGGCGCCACTATCACAATACCCTCAACCGGGAGCTGGCTGAAATGCTCGGTGTTTCCGAACGCAGCGTCACCCGGAAGGCCCGAGAGATGGGACTGGAAAAGGACAAAAGTTTTGTAGCCTCCCTTAGCCGGGAACATTTGTTGCTGGCAAACGCGAGAAGCAAGGAACTGGGATATCCGGGCGGCTTCACCAAGGGGATGAAGTTTCGGGGAAACCAGTACACCGGGAGGATAAGAGTTGAATAACATACAGCACGGTCAATATTATGAGTAAAAAAATGGTAATTGTGGTCACCGCCGTTGGTGTCCGTAAAGTAGTGGAAAAATGGCTCTGTGAGAATATGACTTGCGAGCTGGTTGTGTCACGTAACGCACGCCATGAGTGTTGTGTGGAAGTCATCTATGATAGCGGAAACCCTTCGGTCTTGCGTACCCTTTTGCAGGCTGCCGTGGGTGAAATAATAGAGTTGTGCTGATGTGGTATGAATAGTTTGAGTTAATGAAAATCTGAATAGAATGGGCATACTTGAATTTTTCGACCAGTATAAGTGTACAAAAAATGAAAAAGAGCATCTTCTTGATTATTTGTGTACTATCAGAGTAAAGAGAGTGATTAAGGAAATTAATGACCTTAAAATAAACAAAAAAAAACAGCATAGCCATGCAGATAGACATCAACAGCCGCAAGCAGTTAAATAAACCCGAGAATTATGCGGTGTTTTATAGTCTTTTGAACCGCCTTCCGACATCTGACCGCGATGCTTTGAAGGAAAGCGTAGTTTCCCAGTACACGGACGGACGTACCACGAGTCTGCGCGACATGACACTGAAGGAATACAGTGCGGCCATAGCCGGGATGCGTAAGCTGGTGCCGCCCACTCACCAGGAAGAACTCCGGAAGATTCTCCGTCAGAAGCGTTCCGCGGTACTGCACCAGATGCAGCTGCTGGGCATCAATACGGCCGACTGGGACAAGGTGAACGCTTTCTGCCTGGACAGCCGTATCGCTGGTATGGAGTTCCGTGAACTTGACTGTGAGGCGTTGGACACGTTGCAGGTGAAGCTGCGCGCCATCCGCCGCAAACGTGAGAATAAACAACAGTAATAACCATTTAATTTTTTAGTTATGGACTTGAAAGAACAATTAAAAAGCCTGTCCGTCCAGGACAGAAAGGAGCTTTTGAAACAGCTCCAGCAGGAAGAGAAGGAAAACAAGCGCAATCGTCGCGATGCCTACGAAGGGCTTCG